GGAGGAGGAATAATGAGAAGTCAATACTATGGTGGATTAGCTGATAGCGATTGTGGTGGAGGTTGTCAATATAGGTGGGAGAACTTTAGCCCAACAGATGAAACAGTAATTGATGAAAGCGATAACCCAGAAATAATTATGGCTGATTGTAATGTACACGCCATGAGGTGGAGTACAACAGAGAGTAAATTCATATTTGGTGGATTTAAGCCTACACATTACCAGTACTGGGATAGTGAGGCATTAAATGGAACAGGTGATTGGATAACTGCTGAATTTACAAAAGATAATATTGATAACCATGATGAATACCAATTAGAACACAACAGGGATTATTACGATATATTATTAAAGGAGGAATGAAATGTATACGCCATGCGAATCACTTTGGTGCTTCAATTTTTCAAAAACAAAAAGATGCTGCCCTAAGTGCAGGTCAGGTAATACTAATCAGTTTGCTAGGTATTTAAATTATTTAGAAACAGGTAACAAACAATGTGTTTGGGGTAAATCAGAAAATTGTTTAGGGCAGATTCCTTGGTATGACAGACAGAGAATTAATTGTGAGCCTTGTGCTAGTCATAAGCAAAGACAGTACATGAGAAAAACACAGGGCATTAATAAAGAAACAGGAAAAACTTATGGTAAATGCCAAACAGAATATTGTTTTAATTTTTATAGTGGTAGAAAAAATAAGAAACATTGTACAAGAAAATGTAGACAAGAACACAATGACATTGTAAGAAGAAACCATTTTTGGAATCGTTTGCAAAACCCTAGAACTTGTACTGCTGATGCTTGTTCAAACAAAATAGATGAGAGAAACGCAACAGGTAAAAGTAAATACTGCAATTCTTGTTATGGTGTTCTTAAATCTCCAAGTGCATACAGTAAGGGTTTAGTAACTAAAACAAAATACAAATTACAGGTTTGCAAAGTTTGTAAGAAAGAATTTAAAAACAAAATGCCTACAGTAGCTTGTAGTAATAAATGTTTGAAAACATACAACGCATCAAGAAGAGTGATATACAACCAAAGAATATCTGAAAAAGTATATAGAACAAAACCTGGACAGGAATACTTTTACCTCGTAGAGAACAATAAGTTTTATAAGTTTGGGAGGAGTGTAGTGATTAATAAAAGATTAGCTGACCATAGAAGACAAGGACTGCATGTTGTCTTTATTAAAAGAAGCAAGGCAGGAGAGGTCATAGAATTTGAAAGTATGTTAAAAAGATTCACAAAGGAAAACAATTTAAGATACACAAGAAGATATAACTTTAAGTATGGTGGTAGAACAGAAACAATTTGTAAGAAGAAAGCAAAAACAACTCCAGGCAAATGGGTTGTGCAGTTAATTAAAAGTAAGGATGAATAATGATAAAAATAAAATTAGGTAAAAATAGAACAGTAACGCACAAGGTTACTACAGTAACTAAAAACAATGTAAGGGAATTAGTTAAAGAATATAATTACAAAACTGTATAACTCCCCTTAGTTATACGATACGAAGGAAAGCCCTCTGTTATTGCAGGGGGTTTTTCTTTTATATGACTTGCAAACAGATATAAACATAGTAATCTATGTACATGGTTATTAACAGAGGAGGAATAATGAAAACTAATACTGATTGGGCCTACAAGTTTTGTGATATTTGTAATATTTCTTTTGATTATTACGAAAATGGAATACACAAAATAATGACTATCTCAGGTCGTAAGGGCATTGCATATTGCCCAAAATGTATAAAAATTAAGGAGGGATAATGAATAAAAAAGAATTAGTTGCTACTGATTATGGCTTTAATGGAATAAAAAATATATTAAACAAGCACGATATAAATTATGCAAGTTGGATAGCAAGACAAATCCATAAAGAGCGTGGGGGTATTGAACTTTATACTCCTAATGTAGAGGGAGAAATCTATTTGACATGGGGAGATATTTATTTTGTTGATATTAAGTTTGTTAATCAAAATAATAAGGAGTTTAAATCAGCAGTTAGTACTACTGAACTAGAAAGTATTGTAATGAAGATAGAGGAAATGCGTAAAGACTATGTTAAAAAGATGTCAGAAATGTTAAAGACTAATTTTAAAGAGGAGGAATAATGGAGATAGGATATTGGATACCTATACTTATTATAGGATTAATAATTGCAACAACTGGGTTAGTGTTAATTGTTATCTTATCAGCAATACATATCTATCAAAACATACCATTTAGATATGTGAAGTTAAGTAATGATTCAGTTGCTTTTATAGATGAGCTACAAAAAGATATATACGAATACTTAGATGAGGAGGATAAATGATACAAGTAAAAGATATAGAACTAACATTAGAAAACTTGCAACAACAGATAGACCACAATCAAAACAACTTAGATAGTTTGTTAGAGCAAAGACAAGAAATTGTCTTACATGCTTACAATAATGGTCTATCCATGATAAAAATTGCAGAGATACTGAAAATTACTAGACAAAGAGTATTTGCAATATATCAGGCAACACAGACAGAGGAGGAATAATGAATAAAGAAACTAAAAAGAAACTTCTTGCACCTTTTCCAGAGGAGGTTGTACAAGACCCACCAAAGGGAAAGTTTGGGAAGTTCGTTAATCATGCAGTATATGTAGAGAGACTACGAGACTGTGATGTAAAGTATGAGTGGGAGTTTGAGCCTGTCATTATAGATAACAAGATAGTTGGTGCTATTGGTAAGTTAACTATTGATGGTTTAGTTTACCAAGGTGCAGGAGATGTAGAGGGACCTGCGTTAGCAAGGGCAACATTAGGTGAGTGTCTTAAACTTGCAGAGAGTGATGCTTTTAAGAGAGCAAGTATGAGAGCAGGATTAGGCGTAGAGTTATGGAGTGGAACTGATGATTTCTATGATGATGAGGGAGCACCTCCACCAAAACCAAAGCCAAATAAACCTAGCCCAACAGCAAAAGAAGTAGCAGTAACAACTAACGATAGTGCTAACAAATTTGCAGAGGACATTGGAGCTACAAAACAATCAGTAGCAGACCAACTTAATACAATACTTAAAGAGATGATACCTAACGCAAAGAAAATGGGTGAAGTAAAGACTAAAGTATATAAAGATATGGTTAATGCAACTGAAGTAAGTGATGATGTAAATAACTGGACAAGTAAAGACATGGACAAATTCTTAAATAGAGTTGAAGTGTTATTAGATGATGAAAATATTCTTGATGTTGTGTTTGATACACAACCTGTACAAGATGAAACAAAAGGAGATGAAATGACAGACATACCAAGTGGAGCATGGGAACAAGAGCCACCTACAGACAAGCAGCTTAAAACATTTAATGATAAAGTTGCACAAGCTACTGATGATGGACAGACAGAGCTTGTAAAGAAAGCTAAGGATTTCTTAGCTAGTGGTAATGCAACAAAGAAAAATATCTTTGATTGGATTGACACAGATGGCGATTGGACACTCAAAGACCCATCTTAATTATGGAGTTAGAAAGTGCAGGGGAACTCTTTAATGTTAAGAAACTTAAAGAAAAATTAAAAGAAAAATATCCTAACTACAATTTTGATATACCACCTGAGCCAGATAGAGAGTGTAAAGCACCTTATCTTTGTAAAAATAAAGAGAAAGTAATGTACACAGACAGCAAAGGTAATTTATATTGTGGACAGAGATACAAATTACAAGATAACAACAACCCATACAAGTGGGAATGGAGGACATGTAATGCCTTACTCAAAGAAAAAGAGCAGGGAGCTAGAACAACTGAACTACCATTTTAATTTTGACTATGATGTATGGGTTAAGTTAAACAAAAGAGGAAATAAAAGGAGAAAAAATGATTGATGTTATGTTAAGCAAAGCAACAGAGGGTATGTTGATTGCAGAATTATTAAACAGGAGAAATGAAAAGGAAGTGCCTTTGTTTATGGGCAAAAGTATATTGTTACCCAATGGACAACAACAACTACTTGCAATACTTCCTAACATACAAGTACTTACAACAGTAAATCAAGAGGAAGAGTAGTGGACTTCAACGAAATGGAGTACAACAACAGGGTAAAAGGTGGTGTTGGTAAACAAGCAGAGGACATCTTTGAACAACACCTTACAGACTTAGGGCTAGTAAAACAAAAGGACTGGTTGAAAGCAGCAACTAGCCCATGGGAACATAGTATTGATTTCTTTTGGTACTACACAGACATCATTGTTGTTCCTGATTACATCTTTAACAGGAGAGATAAGTTGTATTTGACAGAGGTCAAAGGTACAAAGAAAATAAAGTTCTCTGATATGGTAAAGCTACGAGAGTTATACGACAGAGCAAAAAATTATCCTGAAGTTAAAGTTGGTATAACTTATGTCAATATAAAAACCAAAGAGGTCAAGTGGTATTCTTTTGATGAAGTGCTACTGATGTGGGATAGCATAGAGCAATACGAAACTTATCACGAGAAAGACTTCAAAGGTCAAGAGAAAAAGTATAAGATATTACCTTTATAATATCTTTAGATTATCCCAACCTTTTTTATTAACAGTAAAGGTAAGCACACCAGGGTGCGACCACATACCACTTCTAGCAGTAAAGTCTAAGGATTTATCTAAGCTAGGTGATTGAAACCAAGTCCTATCTCCCTGCTGCTTTGCACGAAAGTGATGGTAATGACCTGTAATAAGAATTTGTGCATCTTTTGCAGGTAAAAAGCCATACATCTGACCTTTCCACCAGTTTTCTATCTTAGTTTCAGGATTACCTCCACTAAAACCTGTCATGTGACCATGAGTCCAAGCACATGGAATAGTTTTGATGGTCATAACTTGATGAAAGCCATCAGGAACTACAACAGATACCTTTTTATATCTCTCAGGGTTAGCTTTCATTATCTCTTCACATATCTGCAAGTGCATAGTGTCTGTGTTATCTAATCTGTTAGTGACAACTTGACCTTTTTGTGAACGAGAAGCCTCACCATGATTTCCTGGAGCGCCTGCTAATACAAGTTTATCTGCATGTGGTAAGAATGTCTCTACTGTTTTCATCATCATAGACCTAGCCAACGCATACTGTTCTATCATTGTTAGTTCAATGTTAAAAGGTTGGCTATCGTAAAAACCATAACAGTTTTCTGTAAGGTCACCTAGTCCAATCATATATATCTCATCTATCTGGACACCTGCCTTACGCAGTTCCTTAATTCTATTTACTGCATCTTGTAGGGCTATATCGTAGCGCTTAATGGTATTCTCAACGCCATAATCTTTCTTACCTAACTGCCAGTCAGCCATAAAAAACAAAAAAGCAGTATCACCTCCATGTGTTTTAAGTTTTAATGGTGGTTTTCTACCTGCTTGTTTGAATAATGCTTGGAAATACCTGTCATGTCCAGGTCTTTTCTTCTTTACAAGCCCTTTAAAAGCAAAGAATGTCTCTGTTCTCCCACCTTTCAGTTGTACTTGCCATGAAGATGACCTAACTGTACCCTCAATTTCGTATAATTTAGGGTCATACCCCCATTGTTTTAGAATTTCATCAAACTTATTGTTGTAGTTTGGGTCTGTTCCAACATGTGTGATTTCACCTTGCCCAGTTTGGTCATTAATATCTACGCCAGGTTTCCAACCTGACTTATAGAAGTTGTTACCCCACTCTTCAGGTGTAGTTTTTTTGGACATTTGTCCTCCTTTGCCCTGTCATTGACAGTTTACTACAAAGGAGTGACAAAATCTATTACTTAGTTATTTGTTTTTTAGCGTATGTCTTGATGACTGCAAGTGCAGCACCACCACCAGCTAATGCAGCTAACTGAAGTGTTTCAGCTTCTACACCAACTAATGGAGCAACTGTTAATGCACCAATGAACGCTTCAATGAAGGTCCAAGCTGTACGC